CATCCCATTAGTTTGTCAAATAATTCTTCCAATTCTATATAATCATTTCCCAATTCCACATGATCACAAGATTCTATAAAATTATATTCAATATTATCTTTTATGACTTTATTATTTTTTATTAAATTAACAAAATTTTCTATTCCTTCTAATAATGTTAATTGATTATCACCACAATTTAATTCTTTTAAATTAATTAAATTTTCTATTCCTTCCAATGATATTATATGATTATTTCTACAATCAAAAAAATTCAAATTAACCAAATTTTCCATTCCTTCCAATGATATTATATGATTATTTCTACAATCAAAAAAATTCAAATTAACCAAATTTTCCATTCCTTCTAATGATGTTAATTCATTATTATCACAATTTAATTCTTTTAAATTAATTAAATTTTCTATTCCTTCTAATGATGTTAATTTATTATCATAACACCATAATATTTTTAAATTAACCAATTTTTCTATTCCTTCCAATGATATTATTTGATTATAATGAAAAAATAATAATTCTAAATTAACTAAATTTTCAATTCCTTCCAATGATGTTAATTGATTATTATGACACCACAATCTTTTCAAATTGACCAAATTTTCCAAATTTCCCAATTTTTTAATATTTGAAAATGATATTGTTAATTCAATAACATTTTTATTAATTGGTCTTCCACATTTATTCCATTTATTAAAATCATGAATATACCACATGTTATTTTGTTTTTAATATTATATTGATAATACAATAATCAAATAATTATATTTTCAATTTTTTTATAAAATAATTTATTTTAAAACATATTTTTCATATCCCTTCAATTCAATAATCATTTGTTCTATTTTTTCAATATATTCATTAGTTTCATTTTTATCAAAACATTCCATTAGTTTGTCAAATAATTCTTCTAATTCTACATAATCACAAGATTTTATAAAATTATATCTCCCCATATTATATTTTATGTCTTCATTGTTTTTTATTAAATTTACAAAAATTTCTATATTTTCAAATGATGTTAATTGATTGTCATAACAACTCAGTGAACTTAAATTAGGCAAATTTTCTATTCCTTCTAATGATGTTAATTGATTATATTCACAATTTAATATTTCTAAATTTACCAAATTTTCTATTCCTTCTAATGATGTCAATTCATTGTAATAACATACTAATTTTTCCAAATTGACCAAATTTTCTATTCCTTCTAATGATATTAATTGATTATTATCACAATTTAATTCTTTTAAATTAATCAAATTTTCTATTCCTTCTAATGATGTCAATTCATTGTAATAACATACTAATTTTTCCAAATTGACCAAATTTTCTATTCCTTCTAATGATGTCAATTGATTAATTCCACAATTTAAATTTTTTAAATTAATAAAATTTCCCATTTCTTTCAATGATGTCAATTGATTATTTTTACAATCTAATTCTTTCAAATTTACTAAATTTTTTATTTCCTCTAATGATATCAATTGATTTTTCATACAATCTAATTCTTCCAAATTGATTAAATTTTCTATTTCTTCTAATGATGTTAATTGATTCTTACAACAATTTAAATATTCCAAATTAACGCAATTTTCTATTCCTTTTAATGATGTCAATTGATTATCATGACAATATAAATATTTCAAATTGACTAAATTTTCTATCTCTTCTATTGATGTTAACTGATTATTAGAACAATCAAATTCCTGTAAATTAATTAAATTTCCTATTCCTTCTAATGATGTCAATTCATTGTAATAACATACTAATTTTTCCAAATTGACCAAATTTTCCAAAATTCCTAATGTTTTAATTGTTTGATATGATATATTTAATTCAATAACATTTTCATTAATTTGTCTTCCACATTTATCCCATTTATTAAAATCATGAATGTTCCACATATTATTTTGTTTTTAATATTATATTGATAATACAATAATCAAATAATTGTATTTTCAATTTTTTTTTATAAAATAATTTATTTTAAAACATATTTTGTAAATCCCTTCAAATCAATAATCATTTGTTCTATTTCTTTAATATATTCATTAATTTTATTACTTTCAATACAATTCATTAGTTTGTAAAATAATTTTTCCAATTTAATATAATCATTTTCCAATTCCACATAATCACAAGATTTTATAAAATCATATCCCATATTATATTTTATGTCTTCATTGGTTTTTATTAAATTTACAAAAATTTCTATATTTTCAAATGATGTTAATTGATTGTCATAACAACTCAGTGAAATTAAATTAGGCAAATTTTCTATTCCTTCTAATGATGTTAATTGATTATATTCACAATTAAAATCTGTCAAATTAATTAATTTTTTCAGTTCTTCTAATGATGTTAATTGATTATTATTACAATTTAATTCTTTTAAATTAATCAAATTTTTTATTTCTTCTAATGATGTTAATTGATTATATTCACAATTTAATATTTCCAAATTTACCAATTTTTCTATTCCTTCTAATGATGTTAATTGATTATTTCTACAATCCAATTTTTTCAAATTAACCAAATTTTCTATTCCTTCTAATGATGTCAATTGATTATTTCCACAATCTAATATTTTAAAATTTACTAAATTTTTTATTTCTTCCAATGATGTCAATTGATTATTATAACAATTTAAATATTCCAAATTGATTAAATTTTCTATTCCTTCTAATGATGTTAATTGATTGTCATGACAATATAATTCTTTCAAATTTACTGAATTTTTTATTTCTTCTAATGATGTCAATTTATTATTATTACACTTTAATTTTTTCAAATTAACCAAATTTTCTATTCCTTCTAATGATGTCAATTGATTATATCCACAAATTAATACTTTTAAGTATAGTAAACTATTCAAATTTCCCATTCCTTCTAATGATGTCAATTTATTGTAATAACATACTAATTTTTCCAAATTGACCAAATTTTCCAAAATTCCTAATGTTTTAATTTTTTGACATGATATATTTAATTCAATAACATTTTCATTAATTGGTCTTCCACATTTATTCCATTTTTTAAAATCCTTAATTTTCCACATATTATTTTGTTTTTAATATTATATTGATAATACAATAATCAAATAATTATATTTTCAATTTTTTATTAGTAAATCACAATTTTCATAAAATATCCCATTAAAAATTGAAATAAATAGTATTTATATACATACAAATAAATAAATAGTATAATATACAAAAAACATGGAGAACTATATGAAAGTTGATGATATTATGAATGACATTGTCATGTCAAATAAAATAAAAAGATATGCCTCAGAATTAAATGAAATTAAAAATACAGATTCAAAAAGAATTGATGAATTAAAAGTAATATTAGCATCATTAAATGTCCAAACTAACACAGAAGAACATATACCAAAAGTAAGTAATCTTGATAATATTTATAAAAAAGTAAATGACAATACATTACATTGGAAATGGAATAAATTATCAATACCTCAACAACATGATAGAATTAAGGAATTTATTACAAGAAAAATAACTAATAATTCAAAAAAAGAAAAAGCAGAAGCATTATTAGTAAGCATGGTTGATAAAAAAATATTGAAAAAAAATATTGTTTATGATTCAATCAATGCAATTATTACAGAAATAACTTTATCAGAATATATCAATATTTGTGATGAATTATCAGAATCAGGTATTTCAGATCAATCAGATCAAACAAATGAATCAGATGATTCAGATTAATTTATAATTTGTTTTATTAAAAAAATAATAATTTAAAGATTATTTTGTTAAATAAACAACATAATATATGGAATTAAATAAAAAAGAAATATTTGGGGCAAAATTTTTATATAATGTTCAAAATAATGATGTTGTTGAAAATATTAGAAAATTATATAATAATGATAATAAAAATATAGATACAGAATTATTAAAATTATATCATAATGAAATTATGACAGACAATCAAAGAATAAAAGATATATTGACATTTGAATTGTTAAATTATCAACCAACAGATAATCATAAATCAGATTCAATTAGTGAATTAATTAATATAACATTAAATGAATTAAAAAGATATCAAAATATAGTTGATGAATGTTATTTTGAAGATGATGAATGGATAATTTGTAATGACAATCAAAATAGATTTAAAATGAAATACAATCAAATGGGAGTATATAATACTATTAATGTTGTTAAATATTACAAATCAAAACAAGGGTTATTTTTAAAAATGTTTGTTAAACATATTAATAAATTTATATTTTCAAATTCAAAAATTATATTTGATTACAAAATATATGAAGATGAGGGATTAAAAATTAAATGGATTTTATTTTTATTTGAAAAAAGGGATTAATTTTTTTATTTTAATTATTATAAACAAGACTTATTTTATAATAATAATTTATAATTATGGAACTTTACACATCAAAAGATTTGGAGATAATTGATGTTCATATAGATAAGATAGTTGATGATATTGTTGAAATAAGAAAAAAAATACATCCAAGAAAAGCTGATACTAAAAAATTAACAGAATCAACAGAATCAACAGAATCAACAGAATCAGATGAATCAACAGAATCAAAAGATTCATCAGAATCAGATGAAACAACAGAAAACATAAATAAATCATCAGATGAAATTAGCAATAAAAAAGAAATACAAAAAACAACATTGGGAGAAGTTAGAAAAATAGTTGAACTTACATTAAAATTTATTAAAGACAAAAAAAGAAAAATATATGGAGGATATTCACAAAATATGGTAATTAGAAATAAAAACAATAATGATGCATTTTATGGAAATTTAGATACTGATGAAGCACCAGATATTGATGTTTATTCACCAACACCAATAGAAGATATAAAAGAATTATGTGATTTACTTTTTTCAGAAGGATTTACTGATGCATATGGAACAGAAGCAGGACATAAGGAAACATATAAAATATTCACAAAAAAATATAATGCAATTGATATATCATATGTACCATCAAATATATATGATAAAATACCTTTCATTGAAATAGATAATATAAGATACACTCATCCATCATTTGTAATGATTGATTTGTATAGGATGATGTCAGAACCATTATTTAGTTCATGGAAATGGAAAAGAATAATTAAACGATTATATTTATTACAAAAACATTATCCATTTAAAAAATATGATGAACCATTAAAAATTACATACAAACAAAATAAAAAATTGACAGATATTATTGATAATTTTATAATAAATAATGAATCAGTTTATTTATTTGGTGATGTTGCTTATAATTGTTTAGTAAATGAAACAAAAATTAATGATAAAAATATTAAAGCATTAAATTCTTGTGTATATCAAATTGTATCAACTAATTATTATTATGATACAGTAAATTTATGTAAATTAATAAAAAATGAGGCTAAAATGATGAATTTAGATGTTAATTTTAAACAACATTATCCTTTATGGTCATTTACTGATTATAGTGTTGAAATAATATATAATAATAAAACAATTGTTAAAATTTATGATTATCTAAAAAGATGTTGTCCAATAACAAAAATAAATTACAAATCAGGATTTATTCAAATTGGTTCATTTGACTATTTATTATTAATGGAAATGGTTTTAGGATTTTCACAAAAAATTTTAAATAATAATAATGCCCAAAAATATCATAATATAATGATATCAAATTTATTAAAAATGAGAAAATTTTATTTGACTAAACATAATAAAACATTACTTGAACCAAGTTTATTTCAAAGTTTTATTATTCCATGCTTTGGTCAGGCAATTGATCATTTGGAAGAATCAAAAAAAAAAAGAAAAATTAAACAATCATCAATATTTATTTATAAACCAACAAGAGAAATTAAAGTTAAATGGATATTTTTAAATACATCAGGAAATGAAATTCATAATCCAGAAAATTTTAAATTAAAACACAAAATATTTCTAAAACATGGTCAGTTTTTCAAAAAAAAAGAAACTGATGATAATAAAAGTAATGAAAAAATAAAAAGACAAATAAAATTAAAAAAACAATCCAAATCCAAATCCAAATCCAAATCTAAATCTAAAGCAAAATCAAAAATACAATCAAAAATCAAATCAAAAAAATAAAAAACACATATTATATATGATAAAATACATTTTAATAATAATTATTTTATTTATTTGTATAATTAATTATTCATTTATTATTAAAAAAATAACAGAACAATTAGGATTATTAGAAAAATTTATAGAAAATACTGACAATTTAAATCAAACAAATACAAATCTAAATCAAACAAATAATATAAAATTAAAACATAATAAATTAAAAAAGTTAGATTACATAACACCTAAATTATCAAATACACTTAATACAAAAAATGATATTATAAATTATTTATTTTCTATACAAGATTTTTATGCATATAATCCAATTGTATATCAAAATATTGTTGAACATCTTGATATTTTTTTTATTAGATATGATGAATTGATGAGGAATAATTCAATGGCAGGTAATAATTATGATGTAATGGATAATGAAAAAAGAAATATAATGAATGCTTTAAATTCTATTATATTTAGTTTAGTTCCAAATAAAAAATATGACAATAAATTAAAACATTCTATTGATTCAATTGATAATATATTAAATAAATATATGAATAATGTTGAATATATTAATAATAAATATATTTATGATAATGGAATTAAAAATAAAACAAAATTTATTTTTAAATCAAAAGTTAAACCATTAAATACATATAATGATACAATTTTTTCATATGATATTGTTTAGAATAAAATAATATCATTTAGAATTTTTGAAAATCATAATGTTTACTATTATTATTAAGTAATTCTGATTTTGAACAATTCTAAATAATATTATTTAGAATAAAATAATATCATTTAGAATTTTTGAAAATCATAATGTTTACTATTATTATTAAGTAATTCTGATTTTGAACTCATTATATCAGTTATTTCAGGTAGTTCAATACAATTTATATCAGTTGATGGATACATTTTAAATTTATTTTGTCTATGATGTTTAATAAAAATATTTAATTCATCATAAGAATATTCCCTTTCAAACATTTTTAATATATTAAAGTTTTCATCAAATATTATTTTTCTTGTTTTATATTTTTTTGTTATTGGATCTTTAAATTGACACAATTGATAAAATGTATTTTTTTCTTTTGTTTTTTCATTTTCATCAAATGTTTTAACAAATGAAAATTTTTTATTACATATTTTACTCATAATATAGTAATAATAAATAAAAATCTATCCTTTTATCAAACTAACTATATCAACAAAAGTTATCATTTGAATTTTACAACATTGTTTTCTGCATAATTTATTTACTAATTCACACCTTTTACTTTTAAATTCACCCTCTTTTTCTGATAACCCTTGAGAAATCATATCATTATCTATACCCATTTCTTCACAAATATTTTTTAAAGATTGTTCATATACCAATTGTTTGTTACCTAATAATTCCCCACATGTTGGACACAATAAATACATCATTATAGTAATATACTATTGTATCTATAATATTATTATATATATTCTTTATTTTTCAATTTTATTTATATAAAATATATATGAATGCAAATAATAATGACAATTATAATAATGATTCATTTGATTTAGGAAAATTTAATGACATGTTTGAAACAGAAAAAAATACACAAAATAAAAAATCAACCTTAGAAAATCAAATTCAATTGGACAAAATGAACCAAATGAACCAAATGAACCAAATGAACCAAATGAACCAAATGAACCAAATGAACCAAATGAACCAAATAACTCAAACAACTAAAAATTCAAGTAATAATGAATTTCAATCAAATGTATTTGTAGGAATATATAATACATGGTATTATTTATTTTTGGATATAATTACATTTAATTTGTCAATCAATACAATTGTTAGTAATAATAGGTTATCTTATTATGGTTTGACATTGATTTTTTTAGCAATTTGTTTATTATTTGTATCAGAATTAATAAAATTATTTGAAACCAATTGAAATTAATTGAAATTAATTGAATTAAAATTGAATTTAAATTGAATTAAAATTGAAATTATTTGAATTAAACAATATCAGTAATATAAAAAATAGTAATAATATAATATCATAGTAAATAATGTCAAAAGAGTATATTAAAACCAAATTAAGTGGTATTACATGCAATGTGACATTAAGTGAATTTGATAAAACAGCTAATTATATTCTTAAACATTTGAATAATGAGGAATACAATATAGAACATATCCAAAAAATAATGTGTAAATATACTTTTCTAAAAAAAGGAAAAATTACATTTAACACAAAAGAAAAATCAGATATGGATTATAAAACAATGGTTAGTAAAATTAAAGAAAGTAGTTTTTATAATTTTAATAAAAAAGTTGATTCAAAAGATAATAAAGATAATAAAGATAATAAAGTCAATAAAGTTAGTTCAAAAGATAATTCTAAAAAAAAACATTTCAGTTGGGATAATGTTATGTCAAAATGTATTAGTAATAATGATGAACCTTTAAAAGAAATAGATGAAAAAAATACAAAAAATGTAAGCAATATAAAAAATGCAAGCAATACAAAAAATGCAAGCAATGTAAGCAATGCAAGCAATAATATGTGTCAAATATGTTCAAAAAATACAATAACAAATACAGAAATACAACATCATCCATATACAACAACAATATATGGAGAACAATTTGATGATGATGTGAGTGATAAAAAAATAAAGAAAAGACAAAATATTGTAAAAAAATTAATGCAACTTGAATTTCCTGCTCAAAAATCTTTAAAATGGTTAGAATTAAGAAATGGTAAAGTGACAGCATCAGATGGAGGATGTGTAATTGGAGAAAATCATTATGAACCATTTTATAAATTTATCCAAAAAAAAGTATTGAATCCCCCTTTTCAATCTAATATTAATTGTTATCATGGTAATAAATATGAACAAATAGCAACTATGATATATGAATATAGAATGAATGTTAATGTACATGAATTTGGTTTAATAGTACATCCAACATGTAAATTTTTGGCAGCAAGTCCTGATGGTATTATTAGTTCTTATAAATATGATAAACAACATCAAACAAAACATGTAGGGAGAATGTTAGAAATTAAATGTCCTGTAACAAGAAAAATAAACATGGATGGAGAAATTAAGGGAGGAATATGTCCAATATATTATTATGATCAAGTTCAATTACAATTAGAATGTTGTGATTTGGATGAATGTGATTTTTGGCAATGTAAATTATTTGAATATGAAGGAAGAGATGAATTTTTAGAAGATACTGATTTAAATGAATCATTCAGATCAAAAACAAATGGATATGAAAAGGGAGTTATTATTCAATTGTTACCAAAAAGAATACCAAATTTTTCAGATGATTTTATAAAACAACTTGATGAATATAAAAATAAATACAATGAATATAAAAAATCACCAGAATCAACAAAAGAATATTTTAATGAATTCAAAAAAATAATGATATCTAATTGTAATTTAGACAAATTTAATGATGCAGAATTAGATGATTATATTAAATATTTATTAAGAGGTAAAGTAATTGAGTGTGAACATTCAAAAAATCATTATTGTAATTATTGGAAAAAAAAAGATCCTGATAATTGTGATTATTGTGAATTTGTATATGCATATTCAAAACATATTTATCCACCAAAAATTGATATGACACCTTATGAATGTGATAATTGGATTCATGAAGTCATAACTAATTATCATAAACAAACTTTGTTAGATCCAACACTTAATGTAAATGATTATTATATTGATAGAATCATATATTGGAGGCTTGATATTAGCCATTGTGTTACTATAAATAGAGACAAAGAATGGTTTAATAATGTTCTTCCTGAAATAGAAAAAATATGGAATTTTGTTGAATTATTTAGAAAAGATGAAATGAAATCAAAATTATTTTTTGATTATATTAAAAGTTTAACTGTTGAAAGTAAATTTATAAAAAATAAAGACAATGAAATGTCAGAAGAAAATATAGAAAAAATAATGAAATTGGCTGAATTGTTATATGATTATGATACAAATGATAGTAAAAATACTAATGAATCACTCATTAAATTAATAAAAAAAAGGGGATTTAATTGTTAAAACAAAATCATAATTTAAATTTTATTTAATTGTTAAAACAAAATTTTAATTTTTTTTTCATAATTTTAATTTTATTTTTTGTATCATCAAATAAAATTATTTTCATACTTTCATCTTCTTCTTTTATCCAAAATCCAACAAGACTAACATTTTTATTTAGTATATTTCCAATTGTATCAATATAATATTTTTCATCATTAATATTAATTTTTTTTAAAATATGTTTATTTAGATCACTTGCAAATATGGAATTTAAAATATATATTTCATCTTTTTGTAAATTTGGATATAATGTTAATAATTTATCAATAACATTTATTTTTTCAATAAATATTTTGTTTTTTCTATTAATTTTAATTAATTCACTTATTGTACTATTTTGTTTAGTTGTCATTTGTGTTATTATATGTTTAATTGATTTGTATATTAATATAATAATGTAAATTGTTTAATTTTCAATTTTATTTATAATAATATTAATATAATTCATTTGTCTAACTAACAAATATATTAATTTTCTTCAGTTTTTTTATAGATAATGAATGATGATGAAAATAAAAAATGTTCTCAACATTTATCATTTGATGATGGTTCATGTATTGCTTTAAATTTATTAATTGAAATGGCTATTGCATATAATAAAGAATATCCAAAAACAAGTATTTCACTTGATAATAATATTGCTATATTAAATCCAAGTAAATACAAAAGATATCTTCTTAAACAATTTGAAAATAAATTTGGAAATAAATGTACAACACAAAAATGTTGGTTAAAACAAGATTTTATAAGAAATTTAAAAAATAATTTAAAAATTGAATTACAAAAATATACATTTAGACCAGAAGGACCAAGTGGAAAATTTGAATGGTTAAATACATTAAATATAAATGATGTATTGGAACAAAGTGAAAAAAAATATAAAGATTTTAAATATTTGGGAACAGTACCTATTGATTTTAATAAATTTGACAATTATGGATTTAAAAATATAAATTTTGATAATTTACTTTCTAATGGTAAAACCAAAATTGGAGCAGTATTTAATTTAGATAGACATGATCAATCAGGATCACATTGGGTGGGTTTGTATTCAGATATTTCTAAGGGACAAATTTATTTTTTTGATTCTTATGGATTATATCCTCATCAAAATATTAGACATTTCATGAGAAAAATTGCATTGTATTGTATCAAAAAATTAAACAGAAAAAGTTTAGATGTTTCATATAATGCAACAAGACATCAATATGGTAATTCAGAATGTGGTGTATATTCAATTAATTTTATTAAAAGATTATTAAGAGGTGATACATTTGAAGAAATTTGTTTATCAAAAACACCGGATTATCGTGTAAATAAATGCAGAAATGTTTATTTCAAATAAATGCAGAGAAATGTTTATTTTGAATAAATGTTTTTCTACCTTATTAATTTTTTTTAAATTTGTCAATATTATAATGAATAATAAAAATTTAATTTTAATAATAATATTTTCATTAATTTTATTTATAATAATTTTGATTACAGTGTATTTTATTACTAAATCAGAACCTTTTAACAATCAAAGTATTCAAGATATTCAAAGTATTCAAAATATTAATAATATTAATGAACCAATTAATGAACTTGATAATACAACTATTGATAAAACTGAAAACACAACTATAATAAATGATATTATAAATGATATTATTATTAATAATAAACTGAAAAATGATGATAATAATTATTCAAAAAAATTTATTGCATCAAATAATGTGATGACAAAATTAATTAATAATAATAAATTGCCAATAAAAAATAATAAAAAAAATAAAATTTTATTTGTTACATTTGATAATAGAAATAATGAATATATTTTCATACATAATAAAAATATTACTGAATATGCAAAAAAATGGGGTTATGATTATAAATTTTTAAATCAATGTGATGATAATGTGTATTGGTGTAAAATTAAAATTGTATTAAGTGAATTACAAAATGATAATTATGATTATGTCATTTGGATGGATTCAGACAGTTCAATAAAAAAAGATTTTATTGATATTAATGATATTATTAATTTATATGATTCACATATATTTGTTGGCAGTGATAATATTAAAAAACTTGATATTATCAATGCAGGAATATTTATTATTAAAAATAGTCATATAGGAAAACAATTTTTACAAGATTGTTTGGATAATGTGGATAAAAATTGTTTTAAAAAAAATAGTAATTTTTTAAATGGAAATTGGGCAGGACCTTGTTATGAACAGGGACAAATGAATATACAAATTGCTGATAAGTATTCACAATATACAACAGTTTTAACAAATGAATTTATAAGAAGTTTTGGTAAATGTATTGATAATTCTTTTATTATGCATTTATATGGTGGATCTAATTATTCAAGAAAACAATGTTTATCAACAAAATATAATTATCAATAGTTATCAATAATTATTAATAGTTATCAATAGTTATTAATAATTATCAATAGTTATCAATAGTTATCAATAGTTATTAATAATTATTAATAGTTAGTTCATTCTCAATAACTCCAACTGACATTAAAATATTCATTTGTATTATATTATTTGTATAAGTTGATGATACTGAATCTGTATTATCAATATAATTTATATAATTTTGATTTAATCCTGTTATATTATATTTTATAATATCATTATTTTCATGATCAACTATTTTAATAGGATTATCCATAAAATCATACAATGATATTGTCATATTTGATAATGTAAATAAATATGATGTATAAAATACAACTGTACCATGTATTGGTCTCCATAAATCGGAATCAATACCCATGCATTTGTCACGATAAAATATAAATGAATTTCCATTTAATTCTGATGATGTTGACATTGTTTTTATATTATCAAGTTCATTGATTTTTAATACTATATATTTATTTGCAGTTAATTTTGTCAATGGATTTATTGAATTTAAAACATTAGTTGTAAATTCTGATCCTGCTGGACAAATGATTGATTCTGAAACACGGCTTACATCAATAGCAACATTTTTTGGTAAAATAAGATTATCAATAGTTATATATTTTACTTGTGTGAATTTTTTATTAATTGAAAATGATTGAGTAGAACCAAATTGTAATTTAAAATGAAATGGTGATGGATATGTTGTTGTATCTCTATCTTTTGAATTAATATGTAATTTATATTCTGTTATTATTTTATCTTTCAAACTGTCTCCCATATTATTATGCATCATGTTGCCCCTGTTTGTAAAATCTGGCTTTCCAATAACTTCTTTATTATTTGAAAATGCCTTATTTATATTATTTGTTGAATTGTAACTCTGAGTAAAATTATTTTGCATATATTTTATATTTTTATAAATTATTTTAATTAATTATTTTAATTAATTATTCTGATAAATTATTAATTATTCTAATAATTAATACTTTTAAGACAATGATTAATTATTTTAATTAATTATTCTGATAAATTATTAATTATTCTAATAATTAATACTTTTAAGACAATGATTAATTATTTTAATTAATTATTCTGATAATTAATAATTTTAATTAATCATTCCGATAAATTATTAATTTTAACACATAAATAATATATATGGATAATATTGATTTTAAGGAACTGATATTTCGTAAACCATTAGGAAGTGGTTTGTATGGAACAACTTATTTGGTTGATTATAAAAAAAAGTTTTATGCTTTGAAAATACAACATATTTTACCAAAAGATAGAATAAAAAATTATAAAAATGCTTTATGGAGAGAACTTGATTTATATGATTATATTGATAAATTAAAACCAAAACAACAAATGTTTTTTACCAAATTATATGGATATGAAATAATAAATAATTGTAATCATAAACAAATAAGAGATCATAAAATTAAAGATAAAAAATTATTGGAATTAGATAAAAGTACTTGGTGTATAAAAATGTTAACAGAATATAAAAGTAATGAAACATTAGGACAATATTTAATTGATAATAAAATATCAGTAAATAAAACATATTCTATCATATTACAAATATGTAACATGATGATGATATTATATGATGGTGGATATTCTCATGGGGATTTACATGCACAAAATATAATGTTAAATAAAACAAAAGAAAAAACTTTTACTTTTCTAAATAAAAAAATACCATTTAATGGATTACATCTTACTGCTATTGATTATGGTGAGGTTTTACACAAAAAATTTGGAATAAAATATAAAAAACATGATGAATTATTTTTAAAAAATAGAAAAAAATATTTATTTAATGAAATGTACTATACAATTATCAATATCATAACAAATTTTGATAAATATATAAATGGTTGTCTTAAAATAAAACAAAAATTACCTTGGGATCATAAAATTAATACTTATGACAATGGTGTAAAATTAATAATAAATAATTATCATGATTTTTTTACATTAACTAAAAATAAATATATTAAATTATTTCCAAAATCAGAAGAATTGATAGATTATGTTGAAAAAAATATTAATAAATTTACAATAGAAAAAATGGTTAAAAATAAAAAAAATGAACCTGATTTTTGGCATGTGATTCAAAAAGTTGTTATTGAATTTCAAATTTCATATCCAAAAATACATTCGGAATATTTCAAATGGTGTTCTTATCACAAATGCAATTTACCAAAACAAGACATTATAGATATTATGTTAATTACAGATGTTGATGAACTAATAAATTATTTACTTAAAAAATATAATTATCACAAATAATAATGGAAAAAAATAACAACAAATTTAATATTGATAAATTTATTGAATCCAAACATAATATTAAATACTATAATTTAGAGGATTATGTAAAAAAATTAGGTGGAACAATTACTGAAATTTGTAAAACATATAGTCATATTGACAAATATGGATTTGAAGATGAGTACATAAAATATATTGAATTTTATATTGATGAAATAAAAATTTGTGGTTATTTTCATGATATGAGTAGTTATGATGAATTGGAAAGACCTTATGCTAAATTTACTATTATTGAATAATAAATAGTAACTAATAACTAATAATTTTATCAATTCTATTAATTCTATTAATTTATTCTAATAATTTATCAAAATGTTCTAATAACTAATAATTTTATTAATTCATCAAAATGTTCTAATAACTAATAATTCTATTAATTTATTCTAATAATTTATCAAATATTCTAATAATCAAATGTTCTAATAACTAATAATTTTATCAATTCATCAATTTATACTAATAATTTTATCAAATCAACAAAACCATTTACAAATCATTAAAATAACAACATTAACAACTATTTTATATCTTGCGTGAATAATATAAAATATTTAGTATTTGACATTAGTATAATACATGAATGTTAAGGAACAATTTTTATCAAAAAGAAATTTAGGTTTTTTGTCTGATAAATTATGTGAAAAATATGGTATAAATAATGATGCTCAAATGAATTATTGTTCAAATTTAATAAAAAATCAAATGAGAAATGTGTATGAGCAAAATAAACAACATTTAAATAAAGCCCCGCCTGATAAAATTGTAAAAATATTAAATAAAAAAACATTTGATAGTTGTGATAAAATATGTTCTGACAAATTAATGCCAAATAAATCAAGACAAATTGATAAATCCAGACCAATTGATCAATATAATAATGTTGATAATAAAAAATCAAAAAGACCAAAAAGAACACAACAAGAACAAGATAATCAACAACAATTTAATGGCATGGATGGGGGATTTGGAGGTTATGCATCTATTAATTATCAAGATGGGGAATTTATAGCTGCAGATGGTTCAGTTGGTAAGAAATTTTTAACAGGCGAAAATTTGGGAGAAAATCTTCAGGACAAATCAAAAAGGGATATAAAAAGCGATTTAGATAGAAGAATGTTAGAAAGAACAGGAGAATATAACGGGGGCAATTTTAATATTGATCCAATGACAGGGCATCCTATGGGAGGGGGCAATATGGGAGGGGAATTTGGTCAAAATAATTATTCAAATAATTATGATAATAGATCACCGCCATCAATTAATTTTAGACTTGATGGTACTGATTCAAGAGTTCAAACAAGCAATAGGGAAGACAAAAATAATGATGGAAATAATATGTATAATGGGAATAATGGAAATAATGGGAATAATGGATTCAATGCAAGCAATGGAGGATTTGATAGTGGGGGTTTTGGGGATTATGGAGGATATGGGGGAGGAGGGGGATATGGAGGAAGTATGAATTATGATAATGGTATGAATTGGGGAAATAATACCAATATTGATGATAATATTTCAAATTTAATGAAAGATCAACAACATATTATGAATAATATGAATGGAGGAAATAATATGAATAATATGTTCAAACAAGAAAATGGAATGCAAAATAATTATCAGAAGAATCAAATGAATCAAGGGAATCAAGGGAATCAAGGGAATCAAGGGAATCAAGAAAATAATGGAAATGAAAACATGATGCAAATGATGCAAACATTAATACAAATGATGTCACAAAATAATAATAATGAATATGAGGAATTAAAGAGAAATAATACAAAATTAAGTTCATCAATAGCACCAGAATTTAAAATGACACCTCAAGATTTGTTAAATATGGATCCTGATGACATAGGTAAAATGGTAGATATGGTTAAAAATAAAAAAAAAAATAAACATAGAAAAAAAACATCATCATCAAAATCGTCCAAATCGTCCAAATCGTCCAAATCGTCCAAATCGTCCAAATCGTCCAAATCATCTAATTCTTCCAATTCATCGGATAAAAATAAAAAAAAAAAGAAAAACATTAAAAATATGACATCAAATGATAAATTAGCAATGTTTTTAGAATTAAAAAAAAAGAATAATGAAAAAAATAAAAAATTAAATAAATATGTCAAATCAAAAGTACATAAAAAAAAATCAAAAAAATCATCAGAATCATCAGAATCATCCAAATCATCAGAAAAATCAGAATCATCAAAAAAATCAGAATCATCTAAATCATCAAATTCACCAGTTATAAAAAAAAACCAAATTAAAAAAGTTGTATCAATAAAAAAAGTTGATAATAAAAATGAATTAAAAAAAATTACACCAAAAAATTTATTAAGTAAAAAAAATACAAATCAACAAAATAAAAAACCAGATAAAAAAGATGAAAAAAAAGAAAAATTTAATATTCATACAATTATTGCAAGTTCAAAGGAATATACAAATTCGGGCAGTTATATGTATGATTTTAAGGATTATGATAAAAAAGAGGGAGATGATGGTTTATTAAATGTGAGTGATATTACAATTAAAAATATTGATATAAAATTTAAACCTGAAATAACAGATGAATATGGAACATTTATAATTGATGGTCATGAATTTACATTGGATGAAGGATCATATTCTTTGGATGAATTAATTGACACATTTAATGAATTATTGGAAAATGAAAATAGTAATATATCAATCACAAATGATAATGGTTATATTATTATTAAAAATAATGATGATGAAAATTTTGAAATAGATTGTGAAAATAATTCAATAGCACCTTTATTGGGATTTATGAAAAAAAATTATTGTGATAGTTCTTTTTATAGATCAGAAAAAATGTGTACATTTATTACAAAACAAATATATTTATACATAAAAAATATAGATAATACAAAACCATTTGCTGTAATTCAACCAAATGGAAAATTTGAACAAAAAATATCAAAATTTAATATACCAATAACTGAGTTACCATGTTTAATAATACAATTTAGAAATAAAATAACATCAGATAAAAATGAAATTGTTAATTTTGGAAATAATATTAATACAATAACTTTTTCTATTACAACTATTAAAGAATAAATTTGATTTAATCAAATAATATAAATATTTTCTAATTCATCAGACCATTGAACATTTTTATTTGAATGTTTTTTTACAAATGAATTATTTTGGTTTAATAATTTATCAATATCAAAATCAATGTTTTTATTTTTATCATGCGATATTGAATTTAGATTAACCAAATATTTTATAAGATTTAATGATTCCAAATTATTATCACAACAAGATAATTTTTGTATATTTTTCATATTTTCAATACCTTTTAATGAATTTAATTTATTGATGCTACAATTTAACTCTATTATTTTTGTTAAATTTTCAATATAATTAAGTGATATTATCCTGTTATTATCACAATACAAATATATTAAATTTACACAATTTTTTATACCATCCAATATTACAATATTATTATAACTACAATTTAATGTTATTAACTTTTTTAAATTTTGAAGACCATTTAATGATGATAATGAATTAAATGAACAATTCAAAAATGTTATGTTTGGTAAAATTAATAATGGAGTCAATGATGATATTTTATTATAAGAACAATTTAAGTGTGTCAAATTTGGCAATTTTTCAATGCATTCTAATGATACTAAATCTATACATGATACATCTAATTTTTTAACTCCATAATGTCTAGGACATCCATACATTATCCATCTTTTGAAATCAACACTATTCCATTCCATTTTATATTTTTATAGGTTTTTATAATTTATATTTAATTTTATGAATTGATATTGATAAAACTATTGATTTTATTAAAGTTTTGATTAGTGAAAATAATTTTGATGATAAAATATTTGATAAAACTATTGATTTTATTAAAGTTTTGATTAGTGAAAATAATTTTGATGATAAGATATTTGATAAAACTATTGATTTTATTAAAGTTTTGATTAGTGAAAATAATTTTGATGATAAGATATTTGATAAAACTATTGATTTTATAAAACTTATGATTAGTAAAATATTTATGAAAGTTATGATTGATGATAAAATTTATAAAACTTATGATTAGTAAAATATTTATGAAAAGTTATGAAAAATTATAAAACTTATGATTAGTAAAATATTTATGAAAAGTTATGAAAAATTATAAAACTTATGATTAGTAAAATATTTATGAAAATTTATAAAAACTTATGATTGATGATAAAATTTATAAAACTTATGATTAGTAAAATATTTATGAAAATTTATAAAAACTTATGATTGATGATAAAATTTATAAAACTTATGATTAGTAAAATATTTATGAAAAGTTATGATTTGTAAAATATTTATGAAAATTTATAAAAACTTATGATTGATGATAAAATTTATAAAACTTATGATTAGTAAAATATTTATGATTAGTAAAATATTTATGAAAATTTATAAAAACTTATGATTGATGATAAAATTTATAAAACTTATGATTAGTAAAATATTTATGAAAAGTTATGATTTGTAAAATATTTATGAAAAGTTATGAAAAATTATAAAACTTATAAAAAAATATAAAAGTTATGAAAAATTATAAAAGTTATGAAAAATTATAAAACTTATAAAAAAATATAAAAGTTATGAAAAATTATAAAAGTTATGAAAAATTATAAAACTTATGAAAAATTATAAAACTTATGATTTGTAAAATATTTATGAAAATTTATAAAACTTATGATTAGTAAAATATTTATGAAAAGTTATGATTTGTAAAATATTTATGAAAAGTTATGAAAAATTATAAAACTTATGAAAAAATATAAAAGTTATGAAAAATTATAAAAGTTATGAAAAATTATAAAACTTATGAAAAATTATAAAACTTATGATTTGTAAAATATTTATGAAAATTTATAAAAACTTATGATTGATGATAAAATTTATAAAACTTATGATTAGTAAAATATTTATGAAAA